AGGAAATCTCCTGAATCTGATACAGCTTGTGTAGTAAAACCACCACTAATTTGTTCAACTAATTGTAAATTTGTATTTGTCTTCGTACCCCATGTACCGGCATTTTCTCCGGTTGCTTGAAGTTCTACCCCTAAAGGTGAAAATGTTGATGCCATGTTTTTTTTCTCCTATGCTACGTCACTATATGTTGTATTCGATCCTGTGTCAATAGCTTGATATGCTTGAATTCCAAACCCTGTAGAAACACCAAATCCTGCCACAGAAGCGGTCGAAGATACTCCTGTTAATCCCATTACATCTGCAGGTGTTAATGCCCCTGTAGATAATGTACCACTTAAACCACTAAAGCTTACGATTGAATCACCAGGTAAAGATAGTGATCCTACAGCTGATGTAGCTCCAACACCTGTTGTTGGTACAAATTCTACAATACCTGCTATTAGATCACCAAGTTCTGGAGTCGCTGCAATACCTGTTGGACTTATTACAGAAGTTAAATCAAACGTTGTAGAACCAACTGAAAAAGTTCCTGATTGACCAGATAAACCAACTAACATCTGAGATAAAGATGTTGATCCTACAGATGATGTTGCTCCAACTCCAACAACTTGTTCTGGTATATCAAACTGAGGAGGAACAGCTGAAGTTATTTGTACACCTGTTAATCCCATTACATCTGCAGGATTAATGGTAAACATACCCCAACCATTATCGCCATAAGATGCATTACTCCAACCACTAGGGCCTGAAGTTGATGTAATTTCTTGTCCATCTAATACTTGAATTACACCATTGAAACCCCAACCTTCAAAGCCCCAAGTATCACCACCCCAACCTGACTCTGGAAATGCTGCGAGTTCTCCAAGAGAAGTAGTTATTTCTTGACCAGTAGGAAATATAATTGAACCATTGAAACCCCAAGATTCAAAGTTCCAAGTATCTCTACCCCAACCTGATTCTGGAAAGGGATCAACTTGTCCTAAAGAAGATGTTATTGACAATCCATTTACAGATACAACAGGACTAAAACTATCTCCGTATGGCTCTAATGACCAACCATCTCTACCCCAACCTTGCTCTGGAAAAGATATTAACTCACCTAATCCTGTTGTAATTGATTGACCTGATAAAATTACTATTTCTTCACTAGTATCTCCCCAGGCTCCACCAAGATCCCAGGAATCTGCACCCCAACCACTTGATATAACTAATTCATCACTTCTACCCCAACGATTTGTACTCCAACCCAAAGCTCCCCATGTGTCTGCAGATGGAGTGTTCGCAGTCCAACCCATGTTAGAATGATTTGAACAATAATAATATAAAGTTGGTGCATCAGTTGCTACTACAATTTGTGTATATGCTCCAGGATTACCTGGCGTTCCGTTTGTTGTTACGCCAACCGTATACTCGCTGCCTCCGCTGTGTGTTCCGTTTGCGGTTGTAGAAAATCTTAATGGGTGGTTTAAATTAGAAGAGTCTGATTGATCAAAACGATATGTTCCCGTTTCAGCAATATATAAAGTTACATCTGCTGTGGCTGTTGAACCATCAATAGCGTATTTATTACTTGAACCAACGTTATGATACGGGTGATTTGAAGGGTTGCCTCCAACCACCGTTACCGTGTATGTTCTAGTAACGGACATCCGTCGTTACCTCTTATGCTAGTCTAATGATAGCGTTCGATGCGTCTGCTGCAGGGAATTGAATTGTAAAAGTTCCACTAGATACGGTTTTATCTCCACCGAATGCAATCACTGCACACGCAGGATTACCAGATGCAGAACTATTATATATGATAGCTCCATTTGCTGTGAAAGAAGCACTTGTGAAACTTACATCATTAAAATCACAAACTGCAGTTGTGCTGTCTGCAACAGGAGTTACACTCGTAAGTGTTGCTCCTCCAGAACTATAAGCAGATCCAGATGTATTTGTTATTTCGTTTGATGTTGTGAAAGCTGTTGTTGAAGCTCCTAACGATGCTGAACTTGTGTATAAAGCAATCTTAAATGTATTACCACTTGATGCTGTAAAATTGTGAACTCCTTTTAAAAGTTCTACTTTAAAACTTGTGCAAACTGCAGATGTTATAGCCATAATTTAATCTCCTACGGGTTTGCTGAGGTTACCGGTATACGAATAGCACCATTAGTATAATCGTCTCTTCGTCTTCTACCAACTTGCTCATTAGCAAACTTCTGTACTTCTTGTTTATACTTATTTTCGTATAGTGTCAACATATCTATTGGGCCTTTTAAAAATCCATATGCCTCTGCTAAACAGCAATATAATAGACCATTTGGAAAGTTTAAACTAATATAATTTGTTCCATCTGCCCCCTCTAATAATGCTGGTGCAGCGTTAAAATGCACCCTAAATTTGTACGTTGTATCAGGAACAGGAGCAAACATCATTCTTCCAGAAGTGGTATCAGATTCTCCTGTAGCACCACCAAACATGGCATAATATTTAGGTTGACCTCTTTTAGCTGATGCTGTTGACGATACATATTCTTGTAAATAAGTTACATCTTTTTTTTCTAGCCATACGTTAGGACCTGTAATTTCTGAAGTAGAATCGTAAACTTGTATACCTCTTATAAATACACATCCTGCAGGAGCATTAATTGTCTCTTGACCTGTAATTAAATTACCAGATTGTTGTTTTCTATCTGCATCAATAGGCACCTCTCTAAAAATTCTATATTGTGCATTTAAAATAATATTTTCTAAAACAGCATCTGTTAAAACATTAGAGTCTGTTTCAGTGTAACTTCTTATTTGTGTTTTTAATCCTGATGTGCTTAATCCTGCCATTATGCTACTATGGTGACTGGTCCAGCGGACGCAAGGCCACCTCCTCCTGTTTCAGTTATACTAGATGTTGTAGATGTTGCAAAGGTATAATTATCATCATCTACTTTTGTAATTACATATCCAGATGAGTCATTTATTGTTGCTGCAGCTACTCCACCAACAGCTTCTGCATCTCTAAATCTAACTCTATCACTTGTTGATCTACCATGATCTGGTTCATTTACAGATATAGTTGTAGATCCATTTGTTGTTGTAAAAGCATTTAATGGTAATATTTTTGGAACCGCAGTTTCTATTCTATCAGGTCTTACGTGTCTTAAAGATATAGAATCTCCATTCATAGGTTTTGGTTCTAATTGTGGTTGCTTTGGCTCAAACTCAGACACATGCACGAATGATCCATTCCATTCTCTAACCATTTCTTTATATGGAAATTCCATACCAGATCTATCTGATATTGCTTTTGCATATTTACCTGTTGCGTATTTTGCCATTATTTTTTACTTTTTTTCTTTTTCTTTTGTTTTTTCTTTTTAGCACCACCAGGTCCTAGAGGTTTGTCTACTCTACCACCTTTAGCCATATCTTTTTCTCCAAGTATTCTTCTAGCTTCTTCAATTGCCTCTTGTTGAGAAAAACCTCTTTCTCTAAGTTCTGATACAAGTTCCATAAATCTTTTTTCGTCCATAATTATGCTCCTGGGTAATATGCTTTTGGTGTTATGTGTGTGCTAGAAGCAGAACCATCTTCTGCTAATGCTCTTGCAAATTCATCTTCATAAACTAATTTCATACCTTGCATTAATTGTGGTGCGTATTTCATAGATAAATAATATGCTAGACCTGAAACCATGCATGGTACAAATCTAAATGGCACGTCTGCTGCATTTGTATAGTCTCCAATATCTTGAATTCTTTTTATAAAATAAAAATGCATATCTTTAGATGCATTTGTAGAATCTGGTGTAGGATAGATATGTATTCTTACTTTATCAATAAATCTTTCTACCCAATATTGATTAGGCGTACCTTTAGATAATTTGTTTGAGAATCCTGCATATGTAGATCTATCTACTTTAGTCATCGGACTATCTGATTGTGTTGTTTGAGTTCTATTGGATCTTAATTGTGCTTCAAGGACATCGGACATACCTGTAATACCATTAGTTGGTGTTGTAGTTGCACTTGTGCCATCAGCCGTAGATCTAAAAAAATCATAGTCTGATTGTCCTTCAATTAAATCTAAATTAGTTTCGTCTATTTCCCAATAGTGAATACCTCTATTGCCCCATTCTTGAAGCAATACATTAAGAGATCTTCTTGCAGATTTAAGTTGATAGCCTGCTACAGAATTTAATCCTATACGTTCAAAAGCATCTTCTATTATTTCTTCAATAGAAAAAGTTTTGTCGAACGTTGCTGTTCCTGAAGTAGTGTTAGCCATTTAAACTCCTAGCCAGTATAACCAATAGTAACAGAATCTGTAGTAGTTAAATCTAAATACACTCCTGTTTCAAATCTAATACCATTTCCTGGAACATAGATATCTAAACCTTCACTACTAAATTTAGCTTGAAATTGTAAAGAACCACCTGTCCCTGTTCCATCGTGTAATTTAACTAAGCAATTAGTTCCACCATGAGCTTGTATGTATGTAACTCTACAAGGCCCAATGTTAGTAGAACCACCTGTAATAGTTTTAAAATTACCATCTGCTGTCAGTGTACTAAACTTCTGATCTGAACTCATATTTGTTTCTCCTTAAAATTTAAGCATGGGGCCGAAGCCCCACACTAAATTAATTATTAACTTACTGCTGCACTAAAAGGTGTAGCTAAGTTACTAGTTCCACCAGATGTAACTTGTACGCCCCATCTGTTTGCACCAATAGCTTTGCAAGTTATGATTGATCCAGCTAATCCTCCAGTTGTAGTACCATTTAAAGTAATAGTATCTGAAGCAGCTGCAGTCATAAAACCTTCAGCATTATCATTTGTATCCGTATCAACAATGATTGCATTACCAGTCATTGTATCACTAGCGTTAGCAACTTGTAAAACAAAGTCACCAGTTTTAGTTGTTCCAATGTATATCTCAAAAGAAGCACCTAAATTGTTTGCTGAGTTCGGATCATTACCTGGACCTGCAACACCTGAATCAGATGATGAGTTAATCGCAGGTAAAGTCAAAGTAGCTGCACCAGCAACGTTGTGATACAACATTCTACCAGCGTGTGTATCAACGGTCAAAGAAGTTGCACCTGCTCCGATACTTACAGAGTTTCCAGTTCCAACACCTTGAAAACCATTAATTGATTTTACTGGTCCTTGAAATGTAGTTTTTGCCATAATTATATCCTCCTAGTTTCCGAACATAGTCTCTAGGCCGTCGACTATACGCGTCTATGTTCTAATTTAATTGTATAGTGATTAACTTATATACTAGATTTAGATAGAGTGCAAGAGAGCCCATAATGTGGAGTGGAATTTTTCCAACGATGTAGCTTTTTTATTAAGTAGCTACTGAAACTTGTGGAGCGGCACCTTCAATAACGTTTTGCCTGTGGGCAATAGCTGCTTCTTCCAGCTTGATTTTAGTGATGACTTCTCTAACTTTGTCAT